TTCACGGGCGTCTTTTTTAATTTTCTCAAATGCAATATTGACAACTTCAAGATTGAAAACTCTATCAATAATTTCTTTTCGATCTGCCGGAGACATAGTTAAAAATGATTTGAATTTCTTCATAGAAATAGAAATCATATTAGAAAATGCCTTAATAGGAATATCTGCAATTTCTTTGTCAATGTAGTCCTGTGCAGATGAAGTGCCATATGAATTAATATTAACTCCATCACGGAAAACCTGCAAATCATTAGGTGTGAAGGAACGTTCAATAATATATTCATGCCCGCCTTTTTCAATAACTGCTTTAACCCAACCGTGTTTATTGATTCGATTATGAATTGCGGATTTTGTCAATCCTGGTGTTTTTCCAAATAATGCTATACATGGAAGTGAGAGAATTGTAGATTTTCCAGAGCCAGAAATTCCTTTTAATAAAACTAATTCTCCATCAACAAATTCAACTTTTTGAATTTCTTCTCCAAATGATCTAATATTTTTCCATTCAATCGATTTAAATTTCATATCTAATTACAATTTTACTTAATAATTATATATAAAAATAATGTTTTGTTTCTTAAATAAATATATTGTATAAATAAAAAAAATATATAAAATATGAAAAAAGACAATAAAAAAGCTTTGTATGAAAGCATTATGACTTCTGTTGCTAAAGAAGTTAAAAAGGTATTGAATGAAAAATGGAATGATTCGCCTGATGAATTTGAATATGAAACTAATAAAATTTATGAATATTTTAATAATATTTGTAAAAATTGTGAAATTATACCTAATGAAAAATTGGGTACAATTGCAATTTATTTTCCAGACAGAAATACATTAGTAGCTTTGAATAAATAGTATTATGATATTAATATTCATACCAGTTACGAAGAAATGCAACGTATTAGTCGATTAATGAATAGCAAGGGGATTGCACATATATCTATTTCAAAACCACCTAGATTAAATGGTGGATTTGGTGTTAATGTATATAAAGGTGGAAATTATGATAAAAATGAATATCCAAATCCTAGAAGAGCATTTAAAAATAATGGTTAGCCTAGATATGAAAATCTTGATGAATTATTTGATTTATTAGATGAACATATTTTTAATGGTGATTGGGCGGAAAGATTAAATATGGAATTAAAATAAATTATTTTAATATAATTTTATAAAGGGAATCAAAGAAATTTGGTTCTCTTTTTATTTTGTCTAATTATTTCTTAAATAAATAATAAAAGAAATAAAAGTATATATTTATAATTATGCGAAAAAATTCTGATTTATATAATAGAATAATGGAGCAAGTTGCTAAAGAAGTTAAACGTTCTTTAAATGAAGTTGATGATATTGCTCCAGTTAAACAAGAAGTTTCAGGTGAAGTTTATTTAGTTCGCTGTGATGGAATGAATAAGAAAACATTAGATATGTTATCATCTAAATTACCGGCATTTGACAATTATGGATCTGGTTCTATCAGAGTTACATGCAAAACTCATGAAGAAGTTATTAAAGTTATTTCTTTATTAGTTAATTCAAATGTTTTAGATATTGATAATTCTCTTGGACAATCTCCTAGAATTTATGTTCAAAAAGTTAATAAAAATTCTGTTAATGATTCTGTTAATGAATCTATGCATGCAGCAGATATTACGCGTAGATATATTCAAAATAGTAGACTTGCAACAATGAACCCACGTCAAAAAGCAAAAGCTATGATAATTAATAAAATTAATAGTGGAAAACTTGAAAGAAATTCTAAAGCAATTGAATTAGAAATGATTAATTCTGGATTATGGGATGATCGTTCTCCAAAGCAAATGCAAATGGATATTAATTTAATAATGAAAAAAACTGATCCAGTTGATTATAATCAAGAATTAATGGAAGGAGATTTTATTGCAGATTTTGTTTATTCAAAAGATAATTATGAACCTGAAGAATTTGTAGATGGAATGGATGCCGCTAAAAATCATGTTAAATGGTTAGTTCTTCAAGGTTTACAAGTCAATGTTAAGCAAGGAAGATATTCATATATATATCATATTCATTATTCAAATATGCAATAGTACCATGATCTTATTCAATGGGTAGCATGGCATTATGGATTTATTGATAATGTTCATAATCGTTGTACAAAAAGAGATTATAAAGAATGTGAAGAAATTGTTAAATCAGGAAAGAAAACAATATGGTAAAACAAAAATAAAGGAACCTAAAATTAAGGTTCCTTTATTTTTTAATCATTTGCAATTTCCGCTTCAGCATCTTTCAAATATTGATCACTTGTTTTTATTAATTGCAATTTGAATTCTTCACTGACATCTAAATCATTAATAGATTCATTTATTAGTTCAGATGTTGATTTTTCTTTATATTCTATATTTTCATCAACGTTAACATTTAATGATTGCTTGCTAATAACAGGTTTGACAAATTTTGCAGTTGTTCCAATTCCTAAATTATAAATATCGAATTTCTTTTTATATTCTGGAATATTTTCCTCTTTAATGATAATATAATTATAATTGTTGTTTAGAAATGTTTGACGTTCTCCAATAGACATTTCTACATATTTCTCCATTAATAAACTATGATATATTGGGCTATAATTATTCTCAATAAATTCATGTTTATTAGTTTTAAGATTAAGCAAATATAATCCTTTTTGATTTCCAATATCACTTTTACTAATATGATATGGAGAACCTACATATATACATTTTTTTGTTTCTTGGCGTTTATGAATATGTCCTGAATAAACAACTCCATTAAATGCATCAGTATTAACACCATCTGTAATAAGCATTCCGTTATCAAAATGCATCTTTGCCAAATCTGTATGCATAAATGCATATTTGGCTTTATTGTTCTCTATTAAACAATTTGTTTCTTGAGAATGATCTCCTAAAAATGGAATTGCAATTATTTTAGTATGTTTTGCACCTTCATAATTTATATTCAATACAGTTGGTTCTGTTATAAGATGAACATTATCTATATATTGAATTGCACGAAGTGAAGTATTGCCTTCATTTGTTTTCTTTGCTAAATCATGATTTCCATTTATAATATAGGTTTCTATTTCTTTGGCAACATCTTCAAATATATCAATTGCTAAATTATATACATTAATATCTATAGCCTTGCGGTCATTAAAAGTATCTCCAAGGTTCACTAGAACCATTCTCTCACCATCTTTTAATGAAGCTTTAAGTTCCTTTACCTTTGGAATAAAAAAGTCATAGAAATAGTTTTTCATATTCTCTTGCCACTCTTCTGAATTAACGTGAGCGCCAAAATGAATATCAGAAATCATCAAAATGTGTGATGCTTTTATTTCAATAGTATTATAATTCATTATACTTAAACAATTTTAACTAATAATTATAATACAAAAATTGAATAAAGTTTATGCAAAATAAAAAGAGAACCAAATTTCTTTGATTCTCCTATATGATTTTATTTTAAATACTTATGCGCATTCACTTTCTTTATCTTGTTCTTTCATAAACATTTCATAGAAATAATTTTTAACTTCACTGAAAAAATCTTCATATCCATATTTTTCACATAATTTATATGCATCCATAAATTGAATTAATGGTTTTGAATATGAATTTTTAAAAAATTCATCTTTAGAATCTAATGCTCCATAATGATGATAATTTACAAGTGTTTTAAAACGTGCATAATCCAAATCGCCATGAGAAAGATGTTCAGCGGCCATTGCATATAATCGATATTCAGGGTAAAATTGGCTATCCATAATATCTCTCCAACCTGCACACATCTTTAAATCTTTTTCAAGTTCTTTATTTTCAATTGTTTGTACAGATGGAATTAATTGAAGTTCAATAGATTTTTCATCAGGGACAGTAATTTTGCCAAATGATAAAAAGGTTTGACATAAATTTCGTTTAAAACTATGTTTAAAAACATCAACTTTGAATTTGTCTTCTGTTTTCTTTTCATCAGTAGATTTGCCATCTTGTGTTTTCGGCGAATGATTTTTAACAAATTGCATCGCATCTCTAAACATTTGTGGCGTCATTGTTTTTGAATATTCTTTGGCACTTTTTGCATATTCTTTAATGCTGTCTGCCATATGGCAAATCTCAGATTGAATTCCGCAACACATATCTATTAAAACATCAAGTTTTTCTTTATCAGAATTTGCATCATCAAAAACATGAGTTGTTAATAGACCTTTATATATTTCTTCACATGCATTTCTGTGCTCAATATATTTTTTCATTTGAGCTTTTGTCATTTTACGCATAGGCTCTCCATGATAACTAAATGTCACTAATTGTTTTGAATTGACATCTTTCATAATTTAATTATTTTATTGTGTTATTAAGATGTTCTGCTTGTAAATATTTAAGTTTACGCTGGCCACACGCTGGATCCCAGCTTTTATTTGTAAAACCTCCTTTATTATCTCTATATATCCATTGATGATATGACCAATCGCCCATACAACTTGAAATTACATCAACCTTGCCATATTCTTTTTCAATTTGTCGTATAACATCAAATAAAGGTTTAATAGAATCTACAGTAATATCAACACCAATTTTTGTGCAATCACCCATATCAGGTCCATCATCAACATATAATACTACTTCTGGAAAACAACCACACCCTATATCAACAAATTTATGTTTACCAACTCTTTTGCGGATATTAACAACTGCTACTTTATCACTAAAATTTTTAGGTTTTAATTGATTTAAATCTAAATTTTTTAATTGATTTAAATCTAAATTAAGTTTTGATTGATCTTTTTTCATAATGTTTAAAATTTACGTTAATTTTTATTTTAACTGTGTAAAAATAATACTTTTTATTTAAACTAAAAAATAGAAGTTAATATTTTTATACTCTATTTTAAGAAAAAGTCTAAATAAAAAGAGAACCAAATTTCTTTGATTCTCTTTTCTTTATTATGTTTATCAGAATTATTGATCTGATAAACGTTGAAGTGTGAACTTTTGTACTATCTTTTCCATTCCATGATTCATCCACAAATTTACCTCTACGACGCAGGTATCAGCGGAAATTACATCCGGTGTGTTATTAGTTTCATCACAAATAATTTCATATTTAACTAATGCACCAGAGATTTGCATTGCTGAAAGAACTGGAGTAAGTTGTTGAACAATATTTGCACGAACTGCAGGAGTATTGTATAAGAAGTTATATTTCTTAAGAACTTTCTCACATTCAATTTCAGCTGTGTTAAGATTCTCACGAACATGAAGTTTATTAAAGTCAGACTTCATTGCTTGATAAGCTGTTTGGTTACCATAAATCATGATAGAACCTTGATCCTTAATAATTGTGTTAACACCGAATGGTTCAAGATATTCACGATCTGTCAAGTCTGCTAAGAACTCAAGACCTTTGAGATATCTGTTAGATAAGATACCATTTTGGTTAGCGCTAATTGCGTATGGATCATTGATACCATTGAATTTACGATTCAAAACATTTGCTACATCAGCTGCTGGTGGAACTACAATTTCTTTACCATTCTCTTGGTAAATCAAGTGTGGCCAGAAGCAAGCAGTAAACTTAGCTCCGTCTTCT